TCATTTAATTGCTCCTTTGCATCTAAAAATAATTTCTTTGCAGTCTCTTCATCAGGATGAAAGTTCTTTGCTCTCATCAACTCACGATGAAGATAGTCACCATTGTCTCTTAACTGAACCCAGAAGTTATACAATGGTTCATATAAATCATTAACCCAAATGGGTATCTCCTCAGGTAATCTCCTAGTCATTTCTATAGCCATGCTACCACCGCCTAGAAAGGGTTCACGATACTCTGTAATTTCTCTACTAGGCAACCACTGCAATAACTTTGGAACTGCCCTAGACTTGCCACCAGGATACCTTAGAGGAGTTTTAAGTTTCATTCTTCAACACTCTCCAATTCTTCTATTGAATCTACTGGTACTTCATTACCACCGATATTATACCAGTGCTGTGGCATACCAATACTATCTTTTCTAACACCTAAGTATGAGAGATCACTAAATGAATGCTCTCTTAACATTGCCTGTAACCTCCAGTGTATTAGTTCAGACTTCTTCATCTGTCTCTAACCAAATAATGTAATCATCAGGATCTAACTCACTTAGATCTATGTGATCACGATGAAAATCACCTGTTGGAGGAGGAACTAGTGGTTCGTATCTACCTCTAGGGTATTGAGGAATTAATGCTTCAACTGCTGTGTCAAACCATCTATTCATAGACTTTGCCATAGCACGATATGATGTACCAACATAAAGTTGACCACCTACGACAGCAACAGTTGCTGCACCCCAGAACATATAATAAAATCTAGATTTCATTTGTGCTCTGATCTTTTCACGTTTACTCATAATACTCATTTGAATTCACACTCCACCATTAGTTCAGTAAGTGCTGCCAATAAATTTATTTCTTGATCTGCTACGAAGGCAGATTGATATTGATATTTGGATATTATTAAAACCGCTTGAGGTATACTCTGTGGTTTCAATGCATCATACAAATTATCATACACTGTTCTCAGTATAGCATTAGGATCATTATCTAAGTTACTATGAACCCACTTGCGTGCAACAGAGAACTCTTTATTCTTTAGTGAGGATACTAACTCACCTAGTTTGACGTTATTTAGTACCGCCAGAATGCCAGTGTCGATATTCCCCGTCGAAGAATACCTCTGGAGTTCGTTAAGTGTCCTTCGGAAGTCTGGGAAGTACTTCTGGACGACCTCAGCGACCACCGCATTATCAAACCGTACATTTTCTCTGGTAAGTATATCACGACATCGCTCAAAGAATTGAGCAGCGATCTGTTGCTTGTTCTTTCCTCGGACATTACAATCAATTACGGTGGTTCTAGAATGTAGTGGTTCAATAATTTTGTTCTTAAAATTACAGGTAAAAATAAACCTGCAGTTCTTTTGGAACTCTTCTATTGAAGCACGTAATAATAACTGTACATCATGTGTAGTATTATCTGCTTCATCTATGATGATGACCTTATGCTTAGATGATGAGGTCAACGATACTGTTGAAGCAAACTGTTTTGCATTGTTACGTACAGTGTCTAAGAAACGACCCTCATCTGATCCATTGATCACATAAGAATCAACTCCTAGTTCATGGCATAATGCTTTTGCTACCGTGGTCTTGCCTACACCAGCAGTACCACACAGGAGTAAGTTAGGTACTTCTCCATTGGTAACAAAAGATTGAAACGTATTCTTTAAATCGGATGGGAGAATACATTCCTCAATAGTTTGTGGACGATACTTTTCGACCCACAGAAAATCATCCTTCATACTTACTATCAGGTTCTAGTGCGATGAGATACTCAAGATCTCTGTTTGCGTCTCTGAATAGAGATGCGTTCTCTCTACTAATAGTAACCTCATAATCACCAGGTAGCAACTTAAGGTTTTCAACTTTAAAGTTGAAGCAAAATTCTTTGTCGGTAATCCCTACCTTGACAGCATACGTATTGGATGTGTCATTCTTCTTGTCACGTACGACAAGTTTAACACTAGCACCATCACCAACAACTGCTAGATCTTCGATCTGATAAATTGCTGCTGCCTTAATGATGTTAGATATGTCACTCCATGCCACAGTAAAGCATACATCCTTACTAGGAAGTTCAACCTTCTTCTCAGGAGGTTGAGTAATGGTAGAGGGATCAGCAAAGAAATATCTTGATTGACATTTACTATCTTTGATTACGACAAAGTTATCGTTCTCGAAATTAAAATCGGGATTTTCAAATAGTGAAAGACCAGATAGGAATTCACTGAGATCATAGATAGCAAAAGTTTTTGGAAACTTCTCTTCAACAACCGCACGTGATAATATATTCTTCTGTATGGATAGAGTGGATAACTCTGTACCTTCTTTGAAGCAGATTGATTGGTTGATGTTTGAGAAGTTCTTGAGAATGTCAAGTGTTCCTTTTGAAAGTTTCATTTACTAAAATAATATAATAGTACACAATAGTGCACCGCCTTTAAAATGTCATCTTGTGGACGACCTTTTTTATCGTACCTGCTCAGGTACTTAATTGCATTAGATCTGCAGAAAGCTTCTGCGTCACCAATACTTTCGATTAGATCAAGTGTCTGGAAGTTACCGTTAGCATAATGCTGCGAGTAAGTACTTTCGATGTACTTCTTTGCTAGATCAAGTGTTTGATCTTCATTATACTTGCAAACAACATCACTGTCAACTGTTAGATCTACGTTACCCGAAGGAGTATAGTACTCATAGGGGTTAAGTTCTTCATCTTCCATAGATTTGATTGGGTATTCCTCGTCAAGGGTTCCATCCAAGACAGAACCCAATAAACTCCATGCATTAATCATATCAGTTTTTTTCCTCAAAGTCAACATCTGCATCCACCTTGTCATATAACTCTTGGAATGCTTGCTTAGTTTCCTCATCGAAACGAGAGATACAAGTAGTGATTGCCTTAGCACGGTTACCAAAGATTTGGTATGCTCTGACGATGTGTACAAGTCTACGTGTACTGATGATCTCATCAATACCACCATCGAAGAATGTCTTACGGATGATGTCTGCCCAATCAACTAACTTCTTATTGAAGTCATCGTTAGGGTTAAGAAGTTCAAGGATCTTCTGCTCTGAGATAGGAGATGGATACTGCTGCTCGAAAGTAACAGGGAACCTCTCTAGGAATGCTTCGTTCAATACGTTAGTACCTACGAACCTACCATCGTCAGAACCTTTACCCTTAGTGTTAGCAGTTGCAACAACTGTGAACCCCTGAGCAGGTTGTACGAACTTACCTATCTTCTTAAGGAAGACACCCTTACCTTCAAGGATGGATTGTAAGCATAGGATCTTGTTAGATGCTAGGTCAATCTCATCTAGTAATAGAACTGCACCTCTTTCAAGTGCTTCTACCACAGGACCGTTATGCCATACTGTGTTGCCATCAACTAATCTGAAACCACCGATGAGATCATCCTCATCTGTTTCGATAGAGATGTTAACTCTGATGAGTTCTCTGTTTGCCTGAGCACATGCCTGTTCCACAGAGAATGTCTTACCGTTGCCAGATAAACCTGTGATGAACATTGGGTAGAATAACTTAGAAGAAATAATCTTCTTAACATCGTTAAAGTTACCAAATTTAACGAAGGTAGTATCAGCAGCAGGTACTAAGTTACGCTCTACTGAGGGCAATACAGTGGGTGCTGACAATGCTTTCTCAAGGATCTCTCTTCCTTCAGTTACAGTTAGGTTCCATGAACCCTTCTTAACTTTGAATGCATTTAACTTACGTGCAACTGTTGCGTATGCACAATTGTTTGCTCTTGCAAACTTCTTCACATGAGATGCATCTATCTCACTACCGAATTCGTTGCGGAGTTCATCAATGAAGTTGACGGATAGTTTTCTCTCGAATGCCATAATAAAAAATTGAAATTTGTTGTGTATGTATTAATAATACCAAATAAAAGACCCCTGTGTAGGGGTCGTGTGCCACTTTGTCAAGTGGTTTTATGCGATACGTTCAATGAAGGAAGATAGGATCTTCTTATTCATTTTCTTACCCTTAAGAGACTTAGTGAATGCTCTCTTGATGTCTGCCTTGGTAGGATCTTCTTTCTCAATAGTGAACTCATCATCTGTATTGAGTGCAGATATTGCTAGAGCATACTGTACAGTGTATGCAGAAGATAAGCATATGAAAGATCTAGTCTTCTTCCACTCTCTGTCTGCATCTGCCCATGCAGTGTTATCGTTAAGGTCACCATCGAACTCATAACCTAAGCATGATCTCTTAAATCTGTACCAGTCATTACCTGTAATAAGTCTGATGTTCATGAACTCACACTCAGGAAATCTGTCACGTAGTTGATAGATGAATGTATCTGTCTGATCATATCTGTCAGGATTGAATTTGTATTGCTTACCAGTTTGACGGTCACGTAAGATAGATTGTGAATTGCAGTTTCTAGAGATGACACTAACTTCACCATCGTATTGAGAAACAACCTTCTTACCATATCTTAGTGTGTAACCTTCACCATCAGTTAGATTGATAACGTGTACTTTCTGAGCACCAGTTCTCTTCTTGAATGATGGGATGATAGAGTTTAAAGAAACAACTGCTTCGTTTAATGGAGTACCACCTAGGTTCATCTTGTAAGGAACTCCACAACTTGTGTGGTATTTGAATGATGATGCAAGACGGAATAAGTTATGTGCCTGTCTGTCATGTGCTCTATTGTTAGCATCACTTGTTAGAACGTTAAGCATACGGAAGTCACGCATGATGATCTTACCTTCAGCATCAGGATCTTCATGGTACTTATGATTATCTTTCTCATAGTTGTCAGAGAAAAGATATACATCATAAGCAATACCAACCTTACGACAGAATGATACTAGAGTAAGTACTTGCTTGATAGTATCTTGGATACAGTTGGACATAGAACCAGACCAATCAACGTTGAAAATTAATCCGTGGTTCTTACCCTCAGGTATAGTAGTTACTTTTCTGAAGATGTCATCATTGTACTTGTATGTGTGCAACTTAGTAGTATCAAGAACTCCAGTTCTGGATGTAGTAGCACGAGCATAACTGTCTGCTGCCTTCTTCATCTCAAACTCTTTTACAAGATAATTAACTTCTTTGTTCTGTGAGATCTTGAACTTTCTGTACTCAGCATCAGTGTTATCAATATTCTTAGTGTACTCTCTTGCCATGTGTAACTCATACTCATCAGAGAAATCTTTTTGATGTCTAAGGTTCTCTTTACCTACGTAGAAACTATTCATTAGTTCACTAACTTCTTTGTTAGATACGAAGAACTTACTAGAGATAGTCTTAGGTAACTCAATGTAATCATACTCTAGACCCTCAGCATTAGCAAGACTTCTTAATCCATCATTAAGAGCATCTAATGTTTCCACAGTTGGTACAAACTCTTGAGGTTCCTCTGTGTTTCTACCGACTTCTTTACCATGTGCTGCCTTTGGTTGTGGTGTCTCACCTTCTTCCTTGTTATCTTCTTTACTTTCAGATGGTTTAGGTGTGCGACCTTCAGATAAATCTTCTAACTCATTACCACCATCAGTAATATCATTGTCTGCCTGTGCTGAAGGAAGTTCAACCTCTTCTTCTTTCTCTTGCTGTTGCTTCTCCCACTGCTCTTTCATGAATGCACAGATCTCTTTAGAAAGTGCAATTACATCCTCGAATGTTTCTAGTGCATCACACTTAGCAAGGAATGGTTTCTCCTCATCACTGAAGTCAACATCAACAAAGTTACCGATCTTATATTGTAAATTTAATCTGTCAATGAAACCTAGTAGATCAACATCCTTATCTTGGATCTGGAAGAAGTCTTGATCAGCAAGAACCTTATAACCTCTGTAAAATGTTTTAGGGATACCTTCATATCTTCTCTTCATTAACTTCTCGATACGAATGTCCTCTATGCAATTAACAAACTGCATTGGAACCTCTCCAAGAAAGTCCCACTCATTAGGAGTGTATAGTGCATGACCTACCTCATGTGCAATCAGACTATCAATAACTTCTGCCTGATCATGCTCCCAGATAGGTAGAGTTAGAACTCTAGTCTCAACATTAAACTGTGCAGTTTCTACTGGTCTGTTTTCTACTATTAGATCCTCTTGAGCAAGGAGTTTAGCGAGTGATTCTTTAACGAGGTTCATTTCGGTTTTGTTTTGTATATACCTATGATAGCAAAAAACCGCCCCTTGGGACGGTTGAGTAGACACTTTGTCAACTGGTTGCGTCGCTTCCTTGCTTGACGCAATGCCTGAGGTTTGAGGTGGCGTTTCTGTTCCTTCTTGGAATGATGCTGCCAGTTTGGTACGTTCATAGGATCAATCCAAATACTATAGAGTATCTATATAGGTACTCTTTTGTGGGTCCTAATCCTCTATGGGGATAGTGAGATGGGAAGACTATGATCCTACCAGGTTCATACTCATACTCCTCTAGCATTTCTGATTTGTCCTCAGAAAAGATTTGGAATTTACCACCCCACTCTTTTTCCCATGTCGGGTTAGGCATTACCATTATAGTATGCTGAGAGCGATCTGTGGGACCATTACTGTCAATATGTAACGTTCCGTCACATCCGCTATGCTGAAGGTTCACATCTATCCTGTTGAGATAGACACGTGTACTGTCTAAGTCAAGTAGTCTGCATAGATGCTCAAACATTTTAAAGAAGGTAGGAGCATTCTCGTTATCCAGATATGATATTATATTAGGATGGTTCCTACTAAAGATAGAAGAACCAAATAACCTGTGACTACCTTCCTGATGGTATGGCCAAGAAAAAGCATTTGCAACATTGCAAGCTCTATATCTTAACTTACCTTGGAGGATAGTAAAGATATCGTGGAGATATTTTATGTCAAACTTATTATCGTATACTCTAGCAAGCACTATCTTTTCTAAATGTAATCTGCGTGTCACCACCTAGGTTAGCAGTCCATGTTGTATTAGCATGGAAGTGTTCTAGGATGTGATCTAACTTATGGTTAAGTGCATCCATCTTAGCAAGCATGTCAAGTCTATCCTGTCTTGACCAGTCATGTTCAACATAACTGTCTGGATGTAGTCCACCATTTAAGGATTTCTTATCACCATAATTCATCTGAGGTTTAGTTGGATTTTCTCCTAGACCTGATTCAAATAAATGCTGTTGATCTTCTGGTACATCTGTGCCTGTTGTCACTGCTGTTTCAGATGTGATCTCTTTACCAGGTACTGCACCTGATGATGTCATTACGTGTTTCCCACTATGAGGAACGTCGTTGTAAATACTCATGTTACTCTTCCTTTGAAATTACTGAGAAGTTTTGTTTCTTTTCGACCTGTAAGGTAGAAGCGAACTTGTCTTGTAATGATTCTGTTTTATGAGAGATCACAAAGACATTAGTGTTATCGGATACTGTATGTAGTATCTTGAGGAAATCATCAGTACCTTGTCCATCCAATGAACTGTCGAAGATTTCATCTAAGATTAAAAGATTAGTGTTAGCACTGTTCTTCATCTTAGCAATAGTTCTCCAAGTGAATAGTAGAGCAAGGTCAATCCTCATCTTCTCTCCTTCAGAGAAAGAAGAATAAGTAAACTCATCTCTGAACCTAGACTTAATAGTTTCCTCAAAGTTTTCATTAAGATCGAATGACACATAGAAGTCTAGTTCCTTAAGGTATCTGTTTACCAACTGGTTCATAACTGGAAGATACTTCTTAATGATAACTGATTTGATACCAGTATCCCTGAGCATATTAGAAACGACATCGTAGTCGTCCCTTGTCTTCCTACTGTCAAGTAGGGATTCCTCTACCTTCATTCCATCTTTGGCAATCTCTTTTAGTTTTTCTTTCTCTTTCTTTAGAGAGACAACCGTACCTGTATTAATTTTCTCTTCTATATCTTGTATCTGTTTTTTCTTCCATTGTATTTCTTTATTGTAAGAACTGATAGTGTCATTAATTTCTCTAATCTCATTGTTTATAATCTGTCTCTCACTAATTTTCTCCAGTAGGATATCAAGTTTCTGTTGCAATGCTACTGATGCATCATCTAATTCTTTTAGTGAGACGTTTATAATTTTCTTCTTATCGTTCTTTAATTCTTCTGTAATTGCTTGGTGACATGTGGGACAGTTATCATTCTTATCAAAGAACTTATATTCCTTATCAAAAGATTTCTTCTTAGTTTTAAATCTGTCCTGATATACTAGGAGTTCTGTCTGCTCCTTATCTAAGTCACCATATGCTTCTAAACTTTTTTCTTTAGACGAGAGTTTTCCCAATCCCTTTGTAACTGCATCCATTGTGCTAGAGATTTCTCCTTCAAGATCTTTGATCTCTCCTTTTCGTCTGGAGGTATTTGCATTTGATTGCTCCTGTAAATTAGCAATAAGATTTTGTTGCATCTCAACCTTGTTCTTAGCAAGGTCAACTTGATACTCACATTCCCTGAGAGTTTCTTTAACTGACTTTACCTTGTCTCTAAGTAGAGTATTCATGGTAGAGAAGATACGAATATCTAGGAGATCTTCGATCACCTCTCTACGATTAGGGGGGCTAAGTTGCATGAATGGAACGAAGCATGATGATCCTAAGATCACCACCTGAGTAAATGATTTATAATTCAACCTCAGTATGCTTTGCTCCAGATGTTTTTGCTGCTCATTCATAGCTGCTTCTTGGGAAAGCATTGAACCATTAAGATAAATTTCAAACAACGTAGGTTTAAATCCACGTCGTATCATATAGTCACGAGAACCAATACTAAATTCAATCTCAACGAGCAGATCTTTTTCGTTAACCGCATTCACTAATTGTGCTTTGGTTATCTTACGAAAAGGTTTGTTGAATAAACCAAAACAGATAGCATCCAAGAATGTGGATTTACCTGCACCATTTGATCCAACTATCAGAGTAGCAGGACTTGCATCTAACTGTATTTCACTAAAGGCATTACCAGTTGAAAGAAAGTTCTTCCAACGAACAGTTTTAAAAATAATCATTCAGACAAAAATTATTCCCTAGGGGGTACTACTATATCATCAGGAGTGACAACATAATATTCGTTACCGCTAGTGACACAAGCTTGAATAATCTCACGATCATCCACCTCTACCACCGACATATCTGGAAAGTCATCAGCTTCCAGGAGTCCAGCATAGCGTAAAGCGTCGTCTTTGTCAAGGAACATGTAAACCATCTTATCAGATTTGTCACCTTTTACAGCATACGCACCCTCTCTTTCTTTACCTTTCATTGCGATAATGTACATCATACTATCTCCAGTGCTTCCACGTATAGGGTTTTGAGAATAGATTTAAGTGCAGGTTTATCCTTGTATTCTATTTCATCAACATATCTTTCAAGAATGGTTAGTGTGTCCTCTTTCTCAATATCAATTTCCTCACTCAAGTCTTGTTCAAAGGATGGATCCTCAATGACTTTGATCTCATGTACACCAGCAGCATAGAGTTGTGATATAAAGAACTCAAATTTGTCTGTGTCCTTTTTCTTTTCTACTATGATCTTGATGAAATTGTTTGTGTAATCTGTATACTTAAACTTACTACTATTTAACTGATCTTCATTATAGTATATTTTCTCATAGATGGTATATGGGTTCGGTATAAACTCCAATTGCTGAGTTTCAGTATCAAATATATGGAAACCACGTTTACAATTATAGTCATTCCAATAGATTTGATAAGGATTACCTAGGTATGTTATGTTCTCTCTGGTACTTCTTTGATGATAATGACCTGAGAATACCTTATCAAACTTTCTATATGGAGAAGTAGCAGCACCATGATCCATGATGTAACCTCTGTGTGCTTCAAATCCATTGAGTTCTAGGTGTCCCATTGCTACTGGACACTTACTTTTCTCAATCAGATCATATGTTTCATCATGATTTTCTTCATTGATCCAAGGTATGAATAGAATAGGTAGTCCACCTATCTCTACCTCAGTTGCTTTAGTGTATATCGTTACGTTATCATACTCTCCAACTGTAGTCACGAGAGTGTTTACTAGATTAGTATTCTTAAAATATGCTGTGTGGTTTCCTACTAAGGCATGAACTTCAACTCCCATGTCCTTAAGTACATCAAAATAATTATGGGTTGCCCACTGTGCTGCCCATATATCTAAGTTCCTACGGTTGTCAAATGTATCTCCTAGGTCTAGAACTGTAGTGATGCCACGTTCTTTAAGTGTTGGAAAGAACACATTTCTATAGAACCTCTTGAAGAAGTCGTGAAATATTCTACTTGATTTCCTTGCACCAAAATGCTGATCAGTTATGATTGCTATCTTCACTTCAACTGATCCTCAAGTACATAAAAATATTCATCATTAGCATCAATGGGAATGGTATACATTCCTCTCTGTTCACGTTCAATCTCAATTATAGTTCCAAACTGTCCTTTGATAGTATAACCTAATTTGTGAAACAAGTCAACAGCCCTTACTACTATGTCTCTATGTTTCTTCATGAGAAGTTCTTCTTCTAGTATTTTAATGTATGCAAGACAACTTAAGATACCTGGTAAACTGAAACTGTAAGTAAATCCATGCTCCCACTCAAACCTTCTGGGTAGTGCGTCATGTATCTTGTCATTATATAATGCAATACTTAATGGGAAGTATCCTCCTGTGATTGCTTTACCCATTGTGAAGATGTCAGGTTCAACTGGGAGTTTCTTCCATCCCACAAAGTTACCTGTCTTCCCTCCTCCTGTCATAATATCATCTACTATTATTATAACACCTTTCTTCTGTATCTGTGAGATATTATTCCAGAACCTTTCACTATGAGGTTTGATACCATTGGCATAGGGGCAAGTTTCTACTACCACACACATGATACTATCCCAGTCATAGTGATCCACATAGAAGTCAACTGGTAATCTTAGTATATTCTGATACGGTTTCATAGTATATGGATCATTCAACAGACGATCACCCATACTATGAGTGAGTAGAGTTGATCCATGGTAACTATCTTTGAATGTAACTATGCCATTACGTTGGTGCTGACCTACTTGTTGCTGATATGCACTAGCAAGTTTAACTGCACCCTCAACTGCATCACTACCACTCAATGAGAATATACTTCTATATCCTGTAATACCCTTGAGCATCTTTGCTAGTTTCCATGTGGCATTGTTTAACTGAATAGGTTGAGCATCAAAGAAGTTCTCAGCTACCTCAGGTTTAATACACATATTATTATGCACATAGTTCATGATCTGCATACGACCATACCCTAATGTATAGCAACCCAAATTTAACATAGGGTCTATTGACTTCTTACCATCTAGGGACATTCTCCCATAGTCCCAACCGTACTCTTGCTCGCCGACGTTTTTTTGTACACCTGTTATTAATCCTGGAAATCTCATCTCGACCTCTGTAGTGGTGGTATCTTACCTGACATATGCATACCAAAAAAGTTTAAGGTTAGACGTTCCTGAGTGCCAAAAGTATAAACACCGTGGTGTGTCTTGTTATTGAATAGAACAAATCTGTTATATACATTCTCTACCCTGACTGTTGGTATGTACTGTGCATGTACTTTCTTCCATACCTTTCTATATTCATCTGGATCTATCTCCTCACCCCTATAAAGTTTCTCCTTCATGGTGATCTCATCAGGATACTGAAACCCATACCCAGAGGTTGTCTTATAAATCGACGTTCCTGAATCTGGGGATGGGTCTTTGTTTAGGTATACTATACCACCGAAGTGTGTATCAATGTCTTGATGTACCCATCCTCTATTGAGTGGGTCGTACTGATCTTCTGAGAAAGGTTCTATCTTCTGGAAGTGCGTCTGCATATTCCAGTACTCAGGTTTGCTATCATGAAAAAGGAGATGTACTTTCTCACCAAAGTAATTAAAGAACCTCTCTTCTACCACATGAAGTTGCTTAGTACGTAGACCTGGCCAGTTACCACGGTCAGGTGGATAGTACTTCAAAGCATTGGCCATCTCCACAATGGCATCAGGATCCTCAAAGAAATCATCAACAATTGTAATGGGATATGTCACTTAATTCTTAGTTCTACGTTCTCCTTAATTGTATTATAGTCTGAATGTCCAGTCTTGTCATCTGTATGGAAGACCTGATCATATCCTGACTTGGTTAGTATCTTATTCTTTATTTCTAACTGTCTCTTCTCTTTCTGTATGCGTCTTAGGAAGGCATAGTAAATGATCTGAGTGAAGTATGCAAACGGGTTCTTGGACTTCTCTGGATTAAAGTTCTCTATGTACTGTACACAGTTCTCGATGCCATCACATATCATATCCTCACGGAACATGTAATTGACAAAGTTTGGTTTATATGATAAGTGTGTAGCAATCTTTAAAAAGCATTCCCCAATGTAATTGCTGATCTGAGGACGCTGTTCACCCGCTTCCTTTGCAGCAGCACACTTCGCCTTGAAGACGATAAGTGCTTCCAAGAACTCTTTATTGTTTACATAATGCTCACTCTGTACCTTCCTTCTAACGGCCATATTTTATCTCCTTATGTATACAGTATACACTATTTTGTTAAGAAAAGCAAGGGGGGCTTGACAAGTGTTGTAATTCTTGGTACAATACGAGTGTGCGAGTTCAAGGGATGACTTAGCTATTAAATAATTTATTTAATTTAATACGAGCTTCCTCTACGGTAGATATTCTTCCAGTACTATCTGTAACAGCATCTCCACCAAGTCTCCTTAGAGACATAGCATAGAATATTTGTACCTCTGTATCTACTTCTACTACGGTTATAACCTTGTCCTTCGGGATGAGAAATTCCTCCTCGCGTGAAAATTTCATCCAAGGTGACACCTTTGCACCTGCTTTATTCCCTGTCAAGACGACTTCCTCGACTTCGATAGGGTTTTGTACTATCATATAGTCACCATCTTCATCTTTAACATGCTCAGTCACCGCGAGAATTTCTTCTCCCGATACTAATTTGATTGCTGCAAGGAATTCGATTTTCTTTTGCTCTTCCATGTTAGTCTCTGATTCGGACATCAATGAACTCATAGTCGAAATTTTCTTCATTATATATTTTAACACGTTCTGTCAAATGATTAAGTGTATAATTTCTTTTGGTTGCAGTGGATATATCATCTGCTATATCATATAGCACTGCCTTTGTCTTGTGGTCTCCTTTCCTTAAGACCCTACCGATCGACTGGAGGTTTCGGATTTTCGACTTCGATGGCGAAGCAAAGACAACGTTATGTAAGTTCCGAATATTAATACCAGTGCTAAAAGTCCCATAGGATGCCACGAT